GGTCGCAGATATTCTGGCTGTGTGGAAGAAATTTCAGATAAAAAGTTTGATGGGGCTATATTAAATGCTGTAGTAATTCCTTTAATGGCAAATGACCGTCCCTCCATGAGTGGCGTTGTAGACCAAAATGAGGTACATAAATGTGAGTTATATATTACTACGGCAGGTACTCAGCAACAATTTGCATATGAAAAGATGTCAGAAGTTTATCAAGATATGCTTAATGGTAAATCTGCATTCTGCTTAGGTAACTCATATGAATTGCCATGTATGTATGGACAACTAGATATTGATTTTATTGAAGAATTACGTGAATCTCCAACATATTCAATAATGGACTTCATGAGAGAGTATCAAAGTATTTGGACTGGTTCGAGTTCTGATTCTCTTGTTTCTGATGATAAGATACAAAAATGCAGAACAGTTGGTATTGCAGAATGGGAACACTGCGGGGATGAAAATGTAGAATATGTTTTAGCATATGATGTTAGCAGAAATGAAGGAGATCAAAACGCTCTCTCGTGTCTGGCGGTCTTCAAGATTACTCCAAAGAATAATGGAACATATTTAAAAGAAATTGTAAATATTTTTTCTATGGAGGGACAGCACTCTACATTACAAGCTAAATTCCTTAAAGAGAAAGTAAAAGAGTATAAAGCCAAAATTTTAGTAATTGATAATAATGGCTTGGGCGTTGCAGTAACAGATTCTCTAGTATTAGACTTAAATGATGGAAATCCACCCTATGCAGTAGTAAATGATGATAGGTATGACAAATACAAATTACCAAATTGTATACCTATGGTTTTTGCACTAAAATCACAAAATAAAGAGACAAAAGAAAGTGATATGGTTAATCATTTTATGCAGGTATTTACTAGGTTAGATATCAATTTGCTAAAAGGTAGGAATGATGGCATAAAAGAATTAGAGAAAAAATACAAGCATAAAATAAAAGAGAGCGAAGAGTTAGTTCGATTAGAAATTCCTTATTTGTTGACTGATATTTTATGTGAAGAGGTTCTTAATTTACGCTATAAACAAGCAGGGAATGAAACGAGAACAGAAAGAATTTCTAGACGCATACGCAAAGATAAATTCAGTGCCGTTTTATATGGTTTATATTGGATTTATATGCAAGAAAGAGATAATAATTTAGCAAATGACTCTGATTATGATTTTGTATTTTCTTACTCATGATAATAATAAATAAGAAAGGAGGTTCTTCTAATTGGAAGATAATACTTCTGCCCCTAAATTAGAAACTTCTCATGCGGTTGAATTGAATTCAATGACAACATCCTCATATTTCATGCAAGAAGCGTTAACAACAGGAATAAGTATTGAACAATTACGTTTATATATTAAATACCCAATGAGATATAATATGCAACTGCGACAATTATCGAGAGAAGCATATAATTCATCAGGGATGTATGCCAATTGCATAGATTATATGATATCTATACCCACCCTAGATTTTACTGCTACTTCAGATATTGATTCTTTTGAAGGAGATTTAAAATGTGTAAATTTTAGGAATATTTTAAGAAAAATTAATCACAAATTGACCACAAGAGATATCCTAATGAGTTGTTTTATAGAAGGAATGTATGTAGCTATATTTCGTAATACAAAAGCAAATAATAAAAATGTACAACCGCAACAAGGTTTTGTTGATTCACTTCCTTATCTTGAAGGTTTGAGTTTAGATGATAATATTCAAATTCAACCTTTAGATTTAGATTATTGCAAGTTTATTGGATTTCAAAATAATCAACAAATTGTAGCATTTAATCTGATGTACTTTGATCAGTTTAAACACGGTGGATTATTACATGAAATAAAAAACTTTCCACCTGAATTCGCCAAAGCATATATCTCATATAAAAAAGATGCTTCAAAAATGTGGTTTACGCTTAACCCAAAAACTACAATTGCATTAAAATTCAAAGCTAATGTTAGAGAACCATATGGAAGATGTCTTGGATTGAGTGCACTTTTTGATATTCGTTTTGCAGACGATTATTATAGTTCACAAATCAATACTGTTAATGATTTAGCAAGTAGTATCTATATGCTTATGCTTCCAGAAGGGGAAAAAACAGGTGCTTGTAGTTTAAATAAAGACCAACAACAAGCATTAGTTACAGCATTTGAAGGAGCAGTTAGTTCAAATACTACCAATACATATGGTAGGTCAAAAATAAGTAAAGTAACTCTTGCCCCAGGTGCAAAAATTGAACGCATGACAAAAGATGCTTCTTTATTAAAAGATACTTTAAGTGATGAAAACACTAAAAAAATATCAACATCTTTAGGATTTGCATCCGCTAGTTTAAATGCTCAAGGAGAAGGTGGAGCTAGTTATTCCACATTAGCTGTAAATGTAAATTTAGTATTAACACAAATTTTTGCATTAGTTGAAAATATTGCATGTGAATATACAAGGGTATTAAATATTTCAGATAACGATACTGAAACCATTAATATTAGTTATTTAAGAACTTCTATTATAAATCAAAATGAGAGTTATACAAGAGCAAAAGATTTATATACTTTAGCTGGAGGAACGAATACCCACATGATTGTAGAAGCTGGTTATGACGTTGATAATTATATAGCTATTAAAAAAATGGAAAAAAGAAACAATTATAAGGATTTATTCGAGCCAAATGCAACTTCATTTACTATGAGTCCTAATGATAATCCAAATGGCAGACCACTAGATAATACATCAAAAAATGAAAATACAGTTAAATCTAAGTCTGCTAATACAAATGCTAATCCAAAACCTAGTACTAAGAAATAATTTGTTTAATTTTAAAAAGATAGGTTGAGAGCAATTAACTTAGCCGAAAAGAGGTATTCCTTTCATACCTCTTCTTTTTATATTTGATTTTAAGAAAGGATTCATGGAAAGGAATGATAAAATGCTTATCACTAAGGAAGTATTAATAAAATGGAATTCAAATAATAAGTCGTGGTATGAAAATAAAGGTTATGTATTTACCAAAATGAATAATGAATTTGAAGTGAACGTAGAAGATTTGCCACACGGCAGCCATATTAATGTAGATGTTAAGTGTGATGAATGTAGTGAACATATTAAAAACATAATATGGAAAAGTTATAAACATATTATAAAAGATGATGGAATTTATCGTTGCCCAAAATGTAACAGAAAATATTCTTATAAAAAAATGAAACAAACAAGATTAAAAAATGGAAAATCTCTTGAGAAATGGTGTATTAATCATAAAAGAAATGATATATTAGATAAATGGGATCATGAGTTGAATGATTGTTTGCCTAGTGAAATAAATTATAGTACGAATGAAGAATATTATTTTAAATGTCTAAGAGGTCTACATAAATCTGAATTAAAACAAATTCATTCTATGACTAATGAAAATAGAAGTGCTAATTGTAGTAAATGCAATTCTTTTGCTCAGTGGGGTGTAGATAACTTAGGCGAAGACTTTCTTGAAAGATATTGGGATTATAAAAAGAATATAATTGACCCATGGGAAATTAGTCGAGGTGTTTCTACTAAAGTATGGATTAAATGCCAAGAAATAAATTGTCATAATGTTTATTTTGTTTCTTGTGCTTGTTTTTCTATACAAAACAGTAGATGTCCTATATGTAATATATCAAAAGGAGAATATAAAATACATACATTTTTAAATGTAAATAGTATATTTAATATACCTCAAAAAGAATTCGATGGTCTATTAGGGACTGGCAACGGAAATCTTTCATATGACTTTTATATTCCAAAATATAATCTGTTGATAGAATACCAAGGAGAATTTCACGATAGAGCAATAAGATATAAAAATGAAACTCAAGGAATGTCTGAATTGAGATTCATAAAACAGAAAGAGCATGACAAACGTAAAAAAGAATATGCTCAGGATAATAGAATTAAATTATTAGAAATCTGGTATTGGAAGTTTGATGATATTGAAGATATATTAGAAAATGAATTAAATTTGTTAAGCTTAAAAGAAGTAATTTAATTACTTCTTTTCATCATTTAAAGGAGGTGAAATAAAAAATTGAGTAAGTTTAATACATATATAGAAATTTGTGAAATGCCGGAAGGCGAATTAGCAGGTAGAACCAAAATTAAAATGTCTGCATTAGAAATTTACCCGGACAAAAATTCCCATAATTCAAATGGCATCACATGGCTGAAACAGTATATAGAGGATAATATAGCATCTGCAATTGGAATGCCATTTGTAGTATCTTGGCTTGATGAAGAATTACAAATTCCGTCTGACCATGGGACTATGTCTTTTGACGATGAAGGAAATATTGAATTTGATGGTGTTACAGTAGGTTCAGTTCAAGACGCTAGTATGGGAACAGTAAATATAGACGGAGTAGATAAAGATGCTTTAATTTGCGAAGGCTACTTATACAATCAACGTTACCCATTATTCGTTGAATTTTTAAAGGAATCTCTTGCTAATGGAGAAAATATAAAAGGTTCAATTGAGATTAATGGTAAAGGTGCTAATAAAAGTATTGAATATCTTGATGGTTCTGTAAATGAGGATGGAACTTTAAAAATAGGCAGGATTCCCACTGTGTTTGATTTTTCTGGTTTAGCTATTCTATATATGTGTCAACCATCTGACAATACTAGCCAGGTTATTGAAATAAATAATAAACTAGATGAGGTGAAAGAATTGAAAAAGGGAAAAGTTATTGTAAAATCTAAATCATTTGAGATTAACGAACTAAGTTATGATGATATTGCAACTATTATTTCTAGGGCTTTTAATTGTGCAATGACAATGAAAGAACCTGATGAATATTGCTATTATTGTATATATAAATTTTATCCTCAAAGTCAAACAATTATTATGACTGATTATGATACTCCATCTGAGTATTATAAAACAACTTATAATATCACAAATAATGATGTTACTATCGGTGATATTGTCGAAGTTGAAATGGCATGGGCTCCTACCAATGATGAACCTTCTATGGAGGTTAACGCATCGTTGATTAGAGATATATTATCAAAAAAGAAAGACAAAGGAGGAAAAATGAAAATGGACGAAAAACAAATTGCTGAAATCAATGCTAAATTAGATGATTTGACAGCAAGACTAACCACTTCGGACTCTAAAATTGTGGAATTAAATTCTACGGTTGTTGAATTAAATAGTACAATTGTTGAAGCTAATAAAACTCTCGAAGCTAAAACAGTTGAACTAAATTCTGCAACTGAAGAAGTTAATACTTTAAAGGCGTTTAAGGAAGAAAAGGATTTAGAGGCTAAATCTGCTGAAATCAACGCATATTTTACAAATGAAATCTCAAAAAATGGGTTCAGCGAAATTGAACTTAATTCCCTCAAAGCAGAATATGTAGAAAAGAATGACATGGAAGGTCTTAAATCTAAAGAAGCAGAGTTATGTGTCAAGAGAGTTAAAGAATTAAATTCTGTAAAAACAACTGTTGAAGTTAATTCTGTAGACAACGCTGATCTATTTATGGCAATCCATAATACTGAAAAATCCGAAGAAGATATCTCGGATTTATTTTAATTAACACAAAATAATAAGGAGGAATAATGTAATGAGTTTATTTAAATTAGGTACAATTGGAGCAGTTCTTCAAACAATAAATAATCCTCGTGTTCAAAGTGCTGTAGTTGTAAAGAATGGGTATGTTTTTAATATCGTTGATGGTGGTACATATAAGGAGCAAGCTACTGCTTTCGTTGCAGACGCAGACGCAGAAAAGGGAAATCTTTATGTTGCTATGAATATCATTGATACTCCTGAACTATGGAAGCAATCGGATTTTGCAGTTGCGGTAGGAAGTTATATCCGTGCTTTCCGTTTGGACTCCTTGATTGGAGTTCCTGTAGAAATGTCTTCAGATTTGTGCATTACTGCTTTTGCAGGTGTCGCAGTAGGGGACGTTCTTGTACCTGCTCACTCCACAGACGCTACTCCAATGGCTTGGAAATTACAAGGTGCATCTACTACCTATGCAATCGGACTAAAAGTTCTTGAGAAAACCACTTTTGGTGGAACAGGATTCTATTGTAAAGTCGTACAAACATCAGTTAAGGGTGCATAAATAATATTAATAAGGAGGAATTGATAATAATGAGTAATGTTTTAGGATTAGAAAATTTTAGACAAAGTGCTGAGTTGAACAGTGTTCAACCTGAACATACATACACAGAAAAATCTCCTGTTGTTGAAATCTTTAGTGCTATGACCAAGGGTGAAGACACAAGTAAATATGGTGAAAAAGCAAACAAAGCATACAATTATATTAAGACTCTTGGTGCTAATGCACAAGCTGGAGATGGCAAATCAAAGGTTGAACTTAATACTATTACTTCTATCCAAATCCAAGCACCTCTTTTGCAAAGACTTCAACTCTTTAACTTTATGGGTAATGTAACGAATGTCGCTTATGACGAAAGATTGCTCTATAAAGTATACAAGTTGCAAGGTAAAATGTCTGGTTTGCAAGCTAGTAATGGTGATGTACCATTCGCAACCTCCACATGGGACTATCGTGAAATGACCACTCAACCAGTTTCTGGTGGTATGGCTGTTAATTATCGCGAATTGGCTGCTGGTAATTTCTCTAACCAAGGCGTTCTTGCGGAACAAGTTGTCACAGACATGACTAACAAAGTATTCTCAAAGGTTATTTCTGATCTTTATACTGGAGTTAAAGCATCTACTGGAGTTAAGAACTTTGCTGAAGCAGCAGGAATTACAAAAGCATCTGTGCAAGCAGCAATCAAAAAGGCTCGTAGATTTGGTA